CACGCAAACGGCTTGTCAGCATTGCTTGATGAGACAGAACTTACCAGCTCGGACTTTGCGACTGTTAAGGCTCTCTCAACTGGTGAGATTGATACGTTCCTCGGCTTTAAGTTCATCACACTAGGTGATCGTGATGAAGGTGGCCTGCCGCTCCCATCAACCCGCACTTGTTTCGCGTTCCACCGCGATGCAATCGGTATGGGCATTGGCATGAACCAAAAGTCTGAAATCAACTACGTTCCTGAGAAAACGTCGTTCCTCGTTTCTTCAATGTTCTCTGCTGGTGCAGTTGCCATTGATGACGAAGGTATCGTCAAAATCTCAGCGACTGAATAGAAAGGAGATTTGTAAATGGCTTTCTCTTCAGCAGGATGGAACGTGTTAGGTGCCGCCAAAAAAGGCAACGCACCAAGCATGTACACTTACACATCAGCAGACGCGATTGCGACTGTTAACACAGCGGGTTACTTTAACGACCTTGCCGATACACTGGCAGTTGGTGACGTAATTTTCTGTTACGACAGCGGAACGCCAACAATGTCTATCGTTGTTGTTCTGTCAAACGCCTCTGGTGTTGTTGATGTATCAGACGGCACGGCTGTATCAGTCGCTGACGCTGACTAATAATGATGGGGCGGCGCTTGTCGCCCCATTTACCCATTTTGGAGTAGCGCAATGGCGGCTGGTGATACCAAACTATCGATATGTTCTGATGCGTTAATTATGCTAGGTGCCGCCCCGCTATCATCATTTGCAACAGGCACTGATGAAGCACAGGTCGCAGACCGACTCTATGACGACGTGCAAGACACGTTGTTAATGCAGTACCCTTATTCTTGGACATTAAAAAAGGTCAAGCTAGCACAGCTTGCCGATGCGCCAATCAATGAATGGAAATATAAATATCAGATACCCGGCGATGTGTTAGGCAACCCGAAAGCTGTGTTTAGCAGTAGCGCTGTCGGTGCAAACACTGTGCGCGATTATGAGCTTTATGGTGGTGGCCTGTACACTAATCTAGAAGCTGTGTGGATTGATTACCAGTACCGCCCAGAGCCAGCCATATTCCCGCCATATTTTGTGCGCCTGTTAAAAATGGCGCTGGCCGCTGAGTTCGCCGAGCCTATTACAGATCAGATTACCAAGGCAGATTATTACCACGGCAAAGCATATGGTACGCCATCTGAGAACATGCGTGGCGGTTTGGTTCGCGTTGCCATTAACATAGACGGCGCTGATCGCCCATCACAAAATATCCAAGAGTTCCCTATAGCTGATATCAGGTACTAGCATGAGCCGCATCATTCAGATCCAGAATGACTTTACCAGCGGTGAGCTAGATCCAAAGCTACGCGCAAGGACTGACATAGCTCAGTACAAGTCTGGCCTGACCACAGCAAAGAACGTCAGCATCCAGCCGCAGGGCGGCGCTAAGCGCCGGGATGGCACTAAGTTTATTGCGGCGCTTGATAGCGGTGCAGGCACTGCTGTGCGTATGGTGTCGTTTGAGTTCAGCGTTTCAGACAGTTACATGCTGGTGTTTACGCCGGGCAAAATGTATGTGTTCAAAAATGGTGCGCAGATTACAAATATCAATGGTAGCGGCAATGACTTTTTGTCAGTAGCTAGCCTGACTAGTGCAATCCTGCCGCAGATGAACTGGGTGCAATCAGCCGATACTGTGATTGTCGCGCATGAAGATCTGCCACCAACCAAGATTGTGCGCGGTGCGTCCGACAGCACTTGGACAGCTAGCGTGATTGAGTTCGATCATGTGCCGCAATATGCGTTTGCTCTCGATTTCCATAGCCCACAATTTACGATCACGCCGTCGGCTACGTCTGGCAACATAACAATAACTGCGTCGTCAGTCACAACTGACACTGGCGTTGCGCAGGCAGGCGGTGCTGACACAATAACACTAAAGTCGTCGTCCAGCTTTACCGCCGATGATCAGCCAAATGGTATGTTTATTGAAATAACATCAGGCACTGGATCAGGCCAAAAGCGTCACGTTGAAGACTATGTCGCATCAACCAAAGTGCTTACAGTTTATCCGGCTTGGACAACAGCGCCTGACAATACATCACATTATTCAGTTAAGGCATTTAACTCTGCGGCTGTTGGTGAGTACGCATCTGCTGTTAACGGCTTTGGCCGTGCTAGGTATGTTGAGTTTGTCAGCGACACAGAAATGAAGGCCTATGTCGATATTCCATTCTTTGACACTAGCGGCATTGTTGCTGGGGATTGGAACAGCGAACACGGCTATGAAGATGTCTGGTCAGCGACAAGAGGCTATCCACGATCAGTAACCTTTCACGAAGGCAGGCTGTTTTTTGGCGGCACAAAAAGCCGACCATCAACTTTGTTTGGATCTCGCGTTTCTGACTTTTTTAATTTTAACCCCGGCGAGGCGTTAGCTGATGATGGCGTTTCAGCAACGTTGGACACTGGCACGTTTAACGCGATTGTCGATATTTTCTCTGGTCGCCATCTGCAAGTGTTTACGACTGGCGCTGAGTTCTATGTGCCGCAAACACTAGATGAGCCTATTACCCCGACAAATCTAATTGTTAAACAGCAAACAGCTTTTGGCATGAAGCCCGGCATCAGGTTGCAGAACGTGGATGGATCAACGCTGTTCATACAGCGTCAGGGCAAGGCAATACAGGAATTTGTGTTTAGCGATACTGTGCAGGCCTATACGTCAGCAAAGATATCACTGCTGTCATCTCACTTGCTAAAGACACCAGAGGAAATGGCAGTGCGTGTTGCCACGTCTACAGATGAAGGCGACCGCCTCATGCTGGTTAATGGCGATGATGGAAGCATTGCCTGTTACACATTGTTACGCAGTCAAAACGTTATTGCGCCTACTGAGTGGACAACAGACGGCGAGTTCTTAAACATTGGCGTAGACGTTGATGACATTTATGTGGTGGTAAAGCGCACAGTGAATAGCGCTACAGTTTATTATGTGGAGTTGTTTGATGCTAATACGTTGCTTGATAGCGCCAAGACAGGTGGTGCCGCCAGTTCGGTGACAATGGATCACCTACAGGCGGCGTCAGTTAAGATCATACGTGATGGCGTCATCGAGCCAGATCAGACTGTCCCGGCTTCACCCTACACTATTACCTTTGCCACAGCGGCGGCTAGTAGCTATCAGGTCGGCCTTAACTTTACGCCAGAGGTAAAGACACTACCAGTTGAACCAAACCTGTCTAGCGGCTCTCTGAAGGGCTTTAAGAAAAGAATATTTGAGGTAAATGCCGAGATCTTTGAAACGCAGGCAATGACCATTGACGGCAAAGAAGTACCTTTCCGCAATTTTGGTGAAGACGTGTTTGGCAGATCTGTTGCTGAATTTACAGGCATCAAGACATTGCACGGCATTTTGGGTTATACTTACGATGGTCAGATTACAATAGGGCAAGACGTGCCATTGAAAATGACTTTACTTGGGATCGATTATAAAGTGAGCGTAGGACAGTAATATGGGAAGTGCGGCAGTAGCAGGGCCTATCGGATTAGCGTTAGCGGGAGCTAGCGCCTATATGCAGTTAAGAGGTGCGCAGGCGCAGGCAAAGGGCTTGGCGGCACAAGCTGGCTATACGAAGATGCAGGCCAAGCAGGATTCCATAAAGTACAAACAGCAGGCTGTGGCGGTGCTTGACAATATCTTGGCTACGTCTGCTGAGACTGTCGCTAGGGCTGGTGCTGGCGGCATAGATCCATTTAGCGGCAACCCAGACGACTTGCAAAATCTGGCTATGGCGCAGGGTGCTATGGAATTATACACAGTGCAAGATAACGAGCTTCTAGCTTTGCGTGGCGGCGAAATGCAGGCCAACCAGTACATGCTACAGGCTAAAGCCGCTAAGCAGGCAGGCTTTGCGGCGGCTATTGGTACGCTAGGTCAGGGCTACATGATGAAAGCGAGCATAGGATAATGGCAAGGCTACCGCGTTACAGACCTTTGGGTATCGGTGTCTCTAGTCTGCCGAGCGTTAACTTTGCGCAGACTGGTATGGCACAAGCGCGTGTGGCAAACACTATCGCATCGAGCTTGGATAGAATGTCGAGCTTTGCATTTCGCGAAGCCGAGGTGCAGGCCAAGCTAGAAGGCGCTGAGTACGGCGCGGCCAACGCGCCTACAGCACAACAGCTAGAAGACGCGACAACGCCTGCTGAGCGTGAAGAGCTTGTGCCGGGTGGCAAAGGCACAGTGTATGATCGTGCGGCACGTTCTGCGGCGATGGAAACCATAAGCCTGAACCTAGAGACAGCCGCACGTAAGGAAATAACTGAACTGCGCCTGACTGCGTCGGCAAGCAATATGGCAACCAGCGAACTGCAAACAAAGATTGACGGCGTTATAAATGGCTACTCAGGTGCGTTGTATGACATTAATCCTGCGTCATCAAAGCGGTTCCGCGCTGGCATGTCTACAGTCGGCAACAGCGCAGTCGTTGCTCATGCAAACAAGCTAGCAGAGTTAAGGTTAAAGCAAGACAAGATTGATGCGATTGCAGGCATTGACACTATCAAGACCAGCCTGTCTGACATTATTGCGAATGGTGATCGCGTTATTGATGGCGTTGCAGTAACTCTAACAGATTTGCTTGCGGCTGAGCGTAGCAAGGTATTTGACCACGCAGAAAAGATTGGCGATCCAGCTTTGCTGAAAAGACAGCTAGACGACTTTGACAAAATCGTCAGCAAGGAAATGATCGGCGTTGTCAGTGACTGGGCGGCTGAGTCGCCACTGGCGCGTGATGCAGAATTGATGATGGGGAAAATATCCGACAAACGCATTAATAGCATATATAAGCAGATGACGCCGGAACAAAGGCGCGGCGCTATTGATGCGGTGTTCAGTATAACAGCCCAAGATCTGCAACGTGAATCCGCTATGGAAAGCAAGCTGTCTGGTGACCGCAAGCAAAACTCTATAAACATACGAACCGACATTGCCAAAGAAATGAACTTCCCCGGTAGCACTGGTAAAAGCGTTAGTGACATGCTGGCTGAACTTGAAGTCGTCGATCCGGAGTCTTTCCTGACTATGTCGCAGTCGGTCTACAACAGTGCTGGGTCTAGCGAGCCTGACGCGATTGTTGCGCTAAATAACTTGCAAGCAAGTGGAATAATGACGCACCGAATTTTGCAAAAATACTTAGACGGCAAAAAGATTACGTTTGCTGAGTACCAAAAACGTTTTGAGGTTTTAGAGGCGCGTCGCAACGAACCATTTGCACAAGCAGAAAAATACATTAGAAATGCTATCAACCCAGTGCCGTCATTGTTTGGTAGTGCAAACGCTAAAAAGAATGACAAGATAGGCCTCATAACAAATGAGCTTATTATTGCAACAACGAAAAACCCAGAAATAGATCCATTGGTTTGGGCTGTTGCTAGGTTGGAAAAGGAAAAGCCTGTTGGGCCGACTAAAAAAGAAATAGATAAAGCGCAAAAATTGGTGGACTCGTTTGCTAAAAATCAAGGTATTTCTAACGAAATAACAGATGTGCAAGACAAATTGACTGATTTGATATCTGGGAATAAACAGGCAGGAGCGAAGAAATATAAAAACATTTTTGATGCCATCGAATTACTAGGCGAGGTTGAGTAATGGCAACACTGCACGATAGCTTAATGCAATCATTTATCCTGCGAGAAAGCGGGGTTGAATTAGAAATATCGCGTGGCGATGATGGCGTGGTAATGATGCAAAGGGTGCCTGACCCAGTTGCTGACGCGGCGGCTTTGGGCGTTGGTGCATATCGTGACCCATACGCATTATCCGAAGCGGCGGGTGCGCCTGTAACTGAATCTGAGGTTATGGGTACTGCGGCTGGTGTGTTGCCGGGTGCCGCCATTGGTGCTGTTACTGCCGTGCCTGATATAGCTGGTTTGATTAAGGGCGGTGTGCTTGCGGCCACAGCAGAGGAAGGCCAGCGCATACAGCAGTTCTTGGATGGGTTCAGCAGTATATCCGGCGTTATCGGATCTGAAAGAGCGTTTGAGCTATATGAGGCTGGTGTCGATGCGTTGCCTGTTAGCGATGAAGCTAAGCAAGGCATGAAGCAAGGCGCTTTGGTTGGCGAGGTTCTGGGCTTTGGAACAGGCGCTAAAGCCGCAGGCAAAGGCGTTGCCGACTATGCGGCGGGTGCGCCACAGCGCCTAGAAGACGCACAGAGCGGCGTTACGCTGGGTATGGGTGTTGACCCTACCTTGGTTGTTGATGAGGCTATTGTCGCTGGGCAAAAGCTGATGCGCGGTAGTAAGCCACAAGGTTCTGGTTTATCACCAGCATCTGACGCGCCAACTGTTTCAGGGCTTACGCCAGAATACAGGGTGACAGTCGATAATTTTGTGCCAGAGGGGACTGGCAAACAGTCATTAGTGCCAATCAAACTAACGCCAAAAAATGCTGAAAAAGTAAAACCTGTTATGTCAGCAATAGCGGAAGAGTTCCCCGACCCGCTATCTACGCCGGAGTCGTATGCGACAATGATGGCTAAAGTGCAGAACAAAGCAGAGGTATCAATGCCACCATCGTGGATGATACAAAATGCAAACAACCCTGAAGAATGGTCAGACTGGTTTAGCAAAATAACGCCAGATCAAATAAAGGCCGCAGACGAAGGGCTTGCTGTGCAGGATAAATTTAAGGCCGCGTATGCCGCTGGTGCTGGTGAAGAGTTAACAGGCCAGTTAATGCTGTGGACTATCTTGTCTCGTATGCTTTCGGCTTTCCCGCATGAAGGCGGCTACCTAGAGCTAGCTGAAGCGGCTACCCCATTTATTCAAAAAGCGGCGCGTGGCGAATGGTCTGACGCTGACAGCGCGGCTTGGCGCGAAATGTCTATGACAATACAGCCGGAAGGCGCACCGGGGAAAAGCGCTACATCTAATGCCAATGATTTTGGCGAGGTGTTCTTGAAGAAAATGTCGGCTGTAGATGAAAATGGCGTTTCCGCATTAACAAGACTGCACAAGATGATTGCTGACCCTAACATGAGTAGTGCGCAAATTAGGCGTGAATATTACTCGCTAGCGGAAGGCACAGGTATTGCTAATAAGATTTTGTCGTTTGCATTGCTTGTTTCAGGTAGAAATGATGTTGTTGTTTTAGATCGAATACAGATCAATCAAATGTGGGGCGGCGGCGAAAAAATATATGACGACATAATGAAACAATTTGAAGGTGCGCAGGGTCTTGTTCAATATGAGGCGCTTGAGCGTTCTTTGCTTAACCGAGTGCCAGATCTATA